GGGCCGGGGCATAAAGCTTAGAGGTGACCGGTAGACCTAACAATGAGAGAGTTAAAAAGAACAAGACAAGGTGCGTGATTGAAGTTTTAAAAACAAAAGAAAGAAAAACAAACGAAACAAATCAGACCGTGCTCGCAAAATTACTACCGCGGCAGGCAATAGTGAAGTCCAGTTGTATGGCGAAGATACTCTTTTCTTCGTCACTGGGATTAGTAAAACCTGCAAAAAACTCTATGTAATTGAATCGAGTCTCAAGGGGTCGCAGGTCGGTTTGAACACCAGGGGGAAACGGCAATGAGTCCGCCGATCCGTTAGGAGTCCAGAGAAAAGTAGCGGTCGTACCCACCACTGGAGAGGAAACGATAGACCTCAAAGTTGGTATTCTATCGACCACCCCAATGGCGGATTTGCCCGTTCCACTGCTTGCGGGCAGTGCTCTGGGTGCCGGTCCGAATCGCATATGATAGGGGGTGTAACCGGTGGAGGAAGCTGCGAGGATTCTTGTTTGGAATACATAGGCTCGTATTTGGGTGAGTTCAACGAATGCAAAGATTCTAAGAGCCGCAGCGACAGAGGGATGAGAGGCAAAAGAGTAACTGGCAGCGCGGGTGTTGCCAGAGAGATCACATGCTTGAACTGCACACGGTATATGCACCATATTTGCAGTAGAAACTCCAGTGCTAGCAGCAGGCACGTTAGCGCCAACTGAAGGGCCAGATGAACCGAGAAGCGAAGTATCCGCAACGGTGTTGTTGGCGACGGCATCTTTGGGAGACTTAGGAGGAGTTTCCATTTTCAACTTGGTGGTTGCGAAAGAGTCCAAAATGCCGAGAAGAACGGTGGTGGCAACAAACATTAAAAGGTTCCATAGGAAACCATCAGGCGGGCGTGTTGCTTTGTAAGCAGCACGACTCCGACTGGTAGGTTTCTTAGGAGCTCCCCTTCTGCAACTAGTTTGTATGGTATTTTATGTTGCTGAAGGGTGAAAACGGCGTCCTCAAGGTGCAGGGTGTCGAATTGTTTGTAAAACCAGCGAGGTTTACCGGGCTTCAAAATTCGAATGCAATTGGAAAGACAATTTTGTTTTGTGTCTATCAAAAGAGCTTCTGTTTTGTTTTGAAGGGACTCGATATATTCGTTCTTGTTTCTGATTCGCATCATGAAGTTGATTATGTCGTGAACTTCAGATGCTTCAAAGAAAGGATAGTGAAGTACGCAAGCCGGCACTAGGAACGCGATTTCCTCGTCGGAATAATCCACTGCTCTGGATATATAGGAGCGCCAGAGCTCTTCGTTACTGGTCGTTGAATCACTAAGCTTTGTACAATGCTTCATGAACGCTCTGACGGGGTCCACCAGGTATCGATGGCCGTTGTGAAATCTCCCGGCGTGGTAGCCTCCGGCTCCGAACTCAATTGTCATGACGCAATTGCGCAATGCGGACATATCGTGCAACCGGTGGGGATTGGTGTTTTTGATGACACCATGCCCGTCGTCACCTTTTTCCACGAAAATGGCGGTGTTAGCGTGTTCATACCGACAGGCAAAAACACACATTTCCATTATATCGTTGCGGATTAGCGTGAAGGGGTCACCGGAACCTAATGAAAACGAAACGTTGCCAACAGTGTTGTCAGAAGTCCTGCTCTTGAACTGATAATTTGAAATGTATTCAAGGTAGAAATTCATCGCG